AGGAAGTACACGTCGCACGCCGATATCGCCAGCGAGTTCCCATCCGACGACATCGAGGCGTTCACCTTCAGCGGACGAAAGGTGTTCGACGACTATGAAATCGAACAGCTCAGACGCTCATGCCGACCGCCATTGTTCAAGGCCGACATCGTAGCGGCCGAAGATACGGGCGAACAGGCGATTGAACAACTGCGGCTCATCAAGAAGGAGAACGGACTGCTGTGGGTGTGGCAGGACGTGGAGAAAGACGAAAACACCACCGTCAATGACCGATACCTCGTCGTCGTCGACGTGTGCAAGGGACATACGCAGAAGGCCGACTACGCGGTCATCTTGGTGATGGACCGCATTTGGATGATGGACGGAGAGAACCCGGTCATCGTGGCGCAGTGGAGAGGACACATCGACATGGACCTGCTGGCATGGAAAGCGATGCAGGTGGCCGAGTACTACAACCACGCCTTGCTGGTCATCGAGAGCAACACGCTAGAGAGCAACAACACCAAGGGAGAGGCCGAGTACATCCTCAATCTGATACGAGACGTCTACGACAACCTATATGCGAGAGAGCAAAGCGCCGAGGACATCAAGTCAAAGGCGCCGCTGAAATATGGCTTCCACACCAATCGGGTGACTAAGAAAGCCATCATCGCCAACCTCAAAGCCGTCATCCGTGAACAGCTCTACACCGAGCGCGACGAGCGGTGCCTCGACGAGTATGCCGTATATGTCGAGACCGACCGTGGCGGCTACGAGGCTCCAGCAGGATACCACGACGACATGCTCATGACGCGAGCCATCGGGCTACACATCTGCATGAAGATGCCCATACCCACCATCACCACACGACAGCGGGTCATCAAGCACAAGCCCATCGTCTCCGAAGCATCCTTCTAACGACAGCAATGGCCACCAGCACACAGCCAGCAGCCATCACTAAACTCTAAACCCTTAACTCTAAACTCTTAACTCTGCTTCTTGCTCCCTTTCGCACCGCAACCCTTGCGGCTCAGCTTACTCTCGGCGACATTCGCACGCTCACGAAGCGCCTCGCACTCTTTCGCAAGGGCAGCGTAGTCCTCATGGAGCTCAGCGCACGCCTGCTCATGAATGCGCACACGAGTTTCAGCGCGGTCACGCTCGAGACGTGTGTCGCGAAGCATGACGAATAGGTTGCGCCGTGAGCGCAGGACCGACAACAGCAGACCCACGACCACGAGCACAACCACAACTAACAAAACAACAATAACCATCATAACCATCTATTATCTTTTATCTATTATCTACCATCTCCCCACTCTCCTGCGCAGCGGTGTCGCTCTTGAGACGCTCCAACAGCTCGTCAGAACCGGGGAAACTGCCGAACTCAAGCAAGTACTCTACTGGCAGCTGACCGCTAGCCCACAGCTCCTTCAAGAAGTCATTGAGCCAGTAGCGGTACGACGGGGTCGTCGTGCTCTCGGCGATGGAGATGTCATAGTTGATGCTGCCCTGCTTGTTGCGCTGATAGACTACTACGCCGCGATGACCAGTGATGTTGAACTCACGCCCGTCGTCGTAGTACTGAATCATCAACTGCACTATCTTGTCAGCGCAGTCGCGGATAAAGTCGCTGAACGTCTCAAGCACGTCCAATAGACTGGTGCTGGCGTTCTCCGTCTGCTGGGCGTACAACGCGCCACTGGTGCCGCTGTAACCGGGCTTGCCCTGTAAGGCACCGTTCACACCGCTGATGTCCTCAAAGAATTTCAGCTGCGTGTTCAACAGCTCGGTGATGCCGATGTTAGTCGAGTTGCTGCTCACCTGCTGTGGCAGCGGCACGCCGTTCTTGGTCTTGATGGCGACGACGCCGTTGAAGCGTGTCCACTCGTCGGCAATCTCCTCGAGACTCATGCGGCCGATGCTCTCCTCGGGAACCAACAGCAAGCCCTTGCTGCTGGCTTCCATAATCCAAAGGTAAGACATCACAAGACGGTTCGTCAAGCGCTGCTGGTCTATCGTGTCGGCGACAAAGCTATGAATCTCGCCGTCGATGAATGGATAGGCCTTGAACACGAAGGGATGCTCGTGGTGGCTGTAAGGACTCTCGCCCTCGTCCAAGATGTCGCCAAATGGACTGAGGAAGTAGTAGTACCAATAGTCGTCAGTACACCACTCGGCCTCTATCAGCGGGATGTGGTCCTCGGTCATGCCCATCGACAGCCCGCGCTCCATGCGCTCTTGGTTCACCTTCTCAACAAGCTCGTAGTAGTCCTCTATCTCTACCAAGAACACCTCGCCTGCATTGGGGTCGTGGCAGCGGTAGCGGGGCTTGGTCTCCTTGCGCCATACCTCGATGACACGGCACTTGCCGCGGTTCTCGGCCATCAAGAAGTCATAGTCACGCTCACGGCTGTAACCGAAGCTCTCGCAGGTGTCCGACAATACGCTGCGGTCGTGAGAACCGGCATACATCTGACGAAGCACGCTGTAATCACGGGCATTGTGCGCGAAACGGCTGCAAAGCTCGCCGAAGTCCACATCATGAACCATGCCGAGCAGGCGCACATCCCAGCCGCGGATGTCACGCATGCTGTGGTCGATGAAGAAGTCGTTGGCGCTGACCACGTCGGTCCACACGTCAAGCATGTTCTTCTTCCAACCATGCCAAATGCGGTGCACGACAAGACCGCTGATAAGAAACTCTTCCATCGAACGAGCGTTGATGCCGCGCATCTTGTTCAGCTGCATGTTGCACTGCAACATCACGCTCATGTCCTCGCCCAGTCGCTGCTTGTCACGGGTGCGGGCGACGCACGTCGGCTCCTTGTCCTGCTTCTCGTAGGAGCCAACGACGTTACGCACTAGGCGACGGATAAGGTTGTTCTTCAATGGCACGCGGCCCTGCTCACGGATGTACTGCTCCTCGGTCATCGTGCGACCGTCGATGGTAACCAAGTCTTTCCATTGGTCACCATAGGTGTAACGACGGTTGCGCTCACGGTCTTCACGGAAACGGTGCATCGCGTCCCAATGGTACTGAGCCTCCATCAAAATATCAAAAGCGCGGCGGTCACCCACGCGGCGAGAGCGACGGATACTGTCCATCTCCGTCTTCGTCGCTGCACGCACCTTGTCCAAAGAACGCAATCTATTTATCTCCATAGCTATAATCTATTATCTATTATCTACAATCTATCATCTAAATCATATCCCCAGCCGCTCTATCGCGCCGCGACGCACACGACGCAAGTGCTCCATAGCGGCTTCACGGTCGCTGGTCGTCTCAAGCTCCTTGCGGGCCTTGGTCACCTCGAGACGAGCCTTGCGAATCTCCGACTCAAGAGCCTTGTCGCCAGCTTCCTTGGCGTCGCTCTCGGCTACCTGCAACTTCGTGTCTTCGTCGAGGTCAACATCGTTGCGCAAAGACGTGTAGATGGTGTTGTAAGCCTTGTCGCTGCTGCCGTAACCATCCTTGCCACCTGCACGCTTGGCGAGCTCGCTGGCGGCCTTCTTCGACACGATGCTGTCAGTGCTCATCATCGTCTGACGCAAGCGGCTGTCGATGACGTTCTCGGCGTTTACGGGCTTGTCGTCGTCATAGTCATGCAGCAAATCCACCATCTCGCGCATCACCTCGCTCTGACCTGCCATGTCACCGCTTTCGCGGTAGGCGTCTAGAAGGCCGTTGTAGGAGTCGAAGATAAGGAAGCGGCCGTAGTCCTTGCTGTGATGCAGCCAGTCTATCTTGCGGGCGTAATCCAAGGCACCGCCATTGGCGGCTTCCTCATACTTCTTCAACAGGCGCTTGGTGGCCTCGTAGCCGTCCTTGTACTTGAAGAACTCGTTCTTGACCTTGCGGTCGGCGGTGCGCTCGTCACCGGTCTTGACGACACGGTTGGCGATAAGCATGTTGCGCCAGTCAAACTCACGGTCGCTAAACGCGGTCTCGCCCATCTTCACCAACTTGTCGGCGGTCGAGAACCAGCCGCCAAACACGCCGTTCAGCAGATACTCGACCTTGGCGGGGGTTGATGTCCATCGCGCTCCAGTCGGCTTTCTTGTAGTCGTCGCCACCGCCAAACTCGTTCAGCCACTTCGAAGCGCTCACTAGGTAGCGGTTCGCGCTCTGATAAGCCTTCGTCCACTCGGGGTCACGCTTGTTGAAAGGCGTGTCCTTGTAGATGGGAAGACCGCTCCAACTCTCATTGAGCATATAGGCCTCGACTACGGGCTTGGCAAGGCTCGGGATAAACGGATTGATACCGCCACCGCCCTCGAGCATGTCGAGCGGAAGCACTTGGCTCACTTGGCTGCCCATTTGGAACGCTAGCTCGCTGTTGCTGTAACGCTCGTTGCGGGTAATCACACCAGTGGCCAACTCGCCAAGTCCGTACAACGCACGGAACTCGATAGGCAGCGGTATCGCTATCCATTGGTCGCCTGCATATATAAGGATATTGCTGCGACGCACATACTCGGGAAGGTTGTAGTATTCGTTGCGGTCGTCGTCATCGTCGCCACCACCGCTCATCCACTTGGCCAGCAGCGGTATCACGGTGCCCAACACGAACATGCTGGCGGCGCCCACCGTGGCCTTGACGGGATGGCGCTTGAAGGCACGGCCAAAGTTCGTCGCACCTTGAACACCGGCATTCCAAAAGACGAACGCCAAGCGACCGCCACCACCAATGTAGGAACCCACCTTGCCGAGCTTGGTCTGACCGACGGCGTTGACCATCTTGCCGCAACT